CCAACAAACCACTTTCCTTCATTTGTACCGAATACTATAGCGGGAGCACCGTCCCACTTAACAGTGGCGGTGCTGCTACGATCACGCAAGAACTGGAGCATATTGTCAAAGGTCTCGCGATTATATAAAATCGCGTCCTCGGGGTGCTCAAGGTGAGTGTTTTTCATGAGTTTATAATAACCCACAAAAAACGCCTTGTCTGCCCCCTATGTGACAGTTTTTATATAAGCACACCCCCAAAACGATGATACTGCTGTTTTTGGGCGTTTTTTATATAAAAGGCAATTTGCCATAAAAAAAGACCCTCACTCGGAGGGTCGTTCTTCTAGTGTATATTTTGGTTTCCTAAGTTTATATCTTTTTATATATTTCTCGGCGTGTTCTCGACACACGAAGTGACAAACAGCGTCCGTAGTCTCCAATCTAAATGGGAATTCCTTCCATGGAAATTTCTCTTTCGTCATCTTCAGATTTTTATCCATCTACTAGGATTAACTAAACAAAAATTACCAGACTCTTTTCTGGTGGTAATTAATATATCATATGATATTGAATATCTATTTTTTATGCCCTGATACTGTCTAACTTCATGATGTAGAGTAGAAGGGAAAATTACCAATCTATTTTGAACTGCATTATAGTATTTTGTCCTTGAACTGCCATATGTTGGTTTGGTATGGAAGATAGGTAGTCCAGATAAAGTATTTGGTTCTGGCGAATAAACTACTAATTGACCTGTCTCATTATCTTTCTCTGTTCTAACATAAAACACTGCACTAAAGTGTGATTGGCAATGATTATGATATCCAACTCCACCACTATTAACACATACTACAGGCCATGATTGTGGAATGTATATGTCTGATCCTGGGTGAATATCAGTTGGTTCTAAAGTAGCACCCAACTCCTCTATGTATTTTTTAAGATGAGATGATAACTGGTTTGTTACCCAAGAAAACTCTGGTTCGGATGATATTTGAGAATCACCTAATATCTCTCCAGTGAAACTTGGAACAAAACCAACGTGCTGTACATTTTTATTATAAAATTTATCAATATAACTTACCATACCCACATGCACATCATCGGGCGTATCTAAATCTGCCTGATATACGGTAGTAGGAAATAGATAATCAATCATTAATAATTATTTGCGTTTCTTGTGTCTTTTATCTTTTTTACGGAGGTTGGTGCCTGGTTTCTTCAAATCTTTTTTAAGATTTTGAAGAAACTTAAAATGTGCTCTTAATGGGTCAATCACATGTAGACTGACCCGAACATCTCTATCTTTACTCAATTTCAGTCCATCGTAAGTTTGGGATATCATCATCAGTATACTGACTCATATCATCAACAAAAGTCCACTCAGAATCTTCAGATTCGTCATCAACAACCATCTCACTGACGATTGATTGTGCATCATCGTATCGATCTTCGCTGACTAATACTTCTAAACGAGAAGCATAAGTATTTTCTAGATTTTCGAGACAGTTGTCGCGAATTTGTTCGATCATGGTGTTTTGCATGTGATTAGTCTAGTGTAAAATTAGTTACTTGTCAACTTTCCAATCTTTGTTACCCTTAACAGGCACCCAAAAAAAGTAACATTGATTCAGTGACTTGAGAAACATCCACTGAGAACCATCTGCCATCTCACGTTCATTTTCAATAGTGCAAGAATGAAAGAGGTCCATCTCATTGGCAAACCTATTCTTTGCCTTCCGAGATAGCGGAGTCACTGTGACTCGTTTGGTCTTGGTCTTAGTCATGGTTGTTTTTTCGACAGTCTTATTGTAAGGCATCTATCAGTGGATTGGTAGGTATGGTGTCCAGTTCGTTCAACTGTCCACCGTGTCTACGAGAACCCTTGCCACCACTAGGGTTCAGTAAATGTTTATTTTGAATTTTCTTTGATTTTCGTTTGGCAGGTGTTTTGGTACGTTTCTGCGATTTAGAATATGTCTTTTGGAGTTTTTCTACTCTACGCATGGCAATATCAAAGGAGGATGATACTCCCATTGGATCACCATTGCAAATTACCATCCATTTTTTGCCACAGGGGAGTACAGCAAACAACCCATTAGGTGAGACATAATCTTTTACATATTTTTTATCAAGTATAGTTGAATTGTGGTTATGATATTTGTCTTTCATCTATCCATGACACTCCATAAACTCATCAAGTGTATAACCTTCGCCAGTGTCAGTTTCTTCAATCAATTGTTCGATTGTGAGTTCTTCCATCTCTTTGCGATATTGTTCTGGTGTTGGATCTTGTGGATCATAATCGTCATGGCAGAGATATTCCCATTCATGAACAAGTGCGTCCACAAGTTGTTCTTTGGTGTAGTTCATCGACGAATCTCACTGATAGCGGGTTGACCTTGATTAAACACAACATCAACAACTGCCTGAACTTTCTTGGCAGTGCTGATACCTACTCTGTCATAAGTTGGGATGCAAACTAACCCAAACTTCTTCTCACTTCCACCCAGACGGATCACACGACCGATAGACTGACTGATACCAATGTAGTCCATGTTACGCATGAAAACAACTGCCTCAAGTCCACTGACGTTGATACCCTCAGACAGAATAGAGTGGTGAAGAACAACAAATTTCTTGGTCTTGTCCTTACCCCAAGTATTCAGAGTGTCAAAGAATACGTCACGATTGACTTTCTTGCCATCGATGATTGCACCTGTCTTAGATGTAATCGTCATCCAAGAATAACCACGTTTGCGAAGTTGGAGACAGAACTTAGAATGAGTGAGAAGATTGATGATCTGTTTTGTTGTGCGAGCACAGATCAAAGTCTTGTTGATTTTGTTGTCATCAATAGTCTCAAGCAGATTGTCACAATCATCAGCAAACATAACCTTACGACCTTTGATCATAGGCAGTTGTTTGACTACAACTTTAGGAGGGAGAATGTAACCCTGTTTGACCAACTCAGGAGCAGGAACATTGCACAGAACCTGACCATAAACACTCCAATTCATGCCTGGTTTAGAAGACGTAAGAGAATGTTTAGGTGTTGCGGTAAAGAAGTAACAACGATTTGTGTTCTCTGCAAAATACTCAGTCGCAGGGAAGAAGTTCTTCTGCACACTGTTATGTGCTTCATCAAAGTAGATGTTGTCTACCTCAATGTCTGCTTCCACAACACGATGAAGAGAATGATAAGAGGTGAAGATGATAACATTCTCACCTACTGCACGAGCAGTGTTAGCAAAGACATGAATATCGTTTGCTTTGGTTGTAGAATAGTGATCTGTTTCACCACTATGAACGTGCATCACATGTGTGTGAGTTGTATCAATCAACTCAAGGAATTCCGAGCACAGTTGTTCTGCCAACAGAATACGTGGAGCAACAACAACAGTCGTCATTCCGTTGTCAATATACTTACAATTCTCTACAACATCCTGAATCATACAGATAGTTTTGCCACCACCTGTAGGCACGATGACTTGACCCTTGTCATAGGCGAGCATACTGTTAAGAATGCGTTTCTGATGTGGACGAAGGGTCAGGGTCATTCGTGTTCCGTTCATAGATTAATTATACACAAAAAAACCCCCTTAGGCAAGAGGGTAGGACAGTATGATAACTGTCACATGATTAGAACTGACGTAGCAGTTTCTCAGTTTCGGGATCAAATTTCTCTCGAATACCATTATTAGGCATCCAATCTTCAGGACCAGTTTCCATCATACTTTCATAGAGTTCATCGAAATCGTTGTACTCGTAATCAAATTGGTCGTTGTTCATAATCAAGTAGGTTGAGAGTTGCCAGTTAGGAGTTCAGTTGGACCTTCAGAGACAGGTGTTACCATGTCGAACTTTTCTTTGATTGAAAGTTTTTCACGGAATGAACTTAGTTCACTATGAAGAGAAATAATATCACCTTGAGTTTTATTGAGAGCGCCCAGTACGAGTTGCTCAAGTTCACCCAATCGTCGGTCAAGTTCACCAACTGTTGCCATTGTAGCATTCAGTTGTTTTGTAAGTCTGTCCTGTGTGTGGACTGAAGCGCGTTGATCTGCCATAATGAGTTAATCTAGACGTTGTATTTATTGGTGATTGGCAAGGGTCTCTAAG